AAATATCAAATACATCAGGCTCTGCATATTCTGCAGGTGGTGCAACTTTAACTAACACTGGAGTTGGATTAACTAGTACAACTGCATTTACAGATTTTTCAGATGTAACTTTTTCATCTGCTTCTTTCACTGCAAATGGTGCTATGATCTATAACACAACAACGAATGGTGGTTCTTCAACTACAGACGCTGTTGCTATTATTGCTTTCGGTGGTGATAAAACAGCTAGTAATGGAACTTTTAAAATAGAATTTCCTGCAAACGATTCATCAAACGCAATCATTAGATTAGCATAGGAGGCCGACCATGTCGGTAAACTCAGGATGGGGCCGGTTAACCTGGGATCAGGCTAATTGGAACGAAGCCATAACTTTAAAAACTGGTTGGGGTGCACAAGCTTGGAATGATGGTGAATGGGGCGAGCTCAAAGATGCAACTATATTTCCAACAGGTTTATCTATTACATCTAGTGTTGGCTCGGTTGACATACCTGATGTTATAATTACACCAACAGGACAATCTATTACATCTTCACAGGGAGAGGCTTTTGTTCCTGTTGTAATAGAAGGAATATCATCAACATTTTCAATTGGCTCAGTATCTGTTGTAGATATGCAGGTAGGATTAACTGGTCAGTCTACAACTAGTTCTATTGGGTCTACAACTGTTAATGATATGACTATTGGTCTATCAGGTCAATCTTTTACCGCAAGTCAAGGAACAGCAAAAGCACCAAACGAA